GAACGAGAAACGAGCATAAAATAAATTAAAAAGTAGGAGTTGGAACTTGATTTTGTACCTGATTTGATTGTTGCATCATGTTATTGGTGACTTGTGCCTGAGTTTGTGAAGCTGTACTATTTTGTTGAGCAACACTTGCTTGTACTCACTCCATTATAATCGCAAGTTTACGCATTTCAATAGATGCAAACTTTTCTTTTGAGTCTTCTGCACTCTGATAAATCATTAAATAGGTGTAGTTATCATCTCAAGGTTGTGGAGTAATCATTTTCCCTCAATTGTTTAAGAGTTTTACATCTTCCCAAGCTGTCATTTCACTTGCTGATGGTGGTACTCTTTGATATGCTTCTTCCTTTGTAAGTTTTTGAACAATCTGATAGAATTTTCTCTTGAATAGAGCTTTAGAAATATTCGGTATGTCAGCATCTTGCATATAAAAGTTATATGTTGCAAGCCATGAATCACGAATATCATTACTAGCTCTTCGGATATTCTCTTCTGAGTCCATCACAACATCAGGGTCTTCAATAGTAATATCCTTTCGTTTAAATACAGACACTTTAGGAGTCAAACCAGAAGTAATACGGACTACCTTTTCGCTCGTATCTGTCATGTATTCTTTATAACAACGATACCAGAGCTTCCAGAATTCTTTATCTGCAATCAATTGTATTTGAAATCCGAGGAGGAAACGAGCATTAGCATTTCTTTGTGCTGCTTGTATTTCACTAGCTGTACGTTTAGTATCTTCAGTTACGCCAGATTGCACGCTAGATATACCTGTTGCGAGTTGTGCGTCTGCTGTTAATTTCTGCTCAAAGTTGTACCAGTCACTAGAGCCTTGAGATTTAGGAAGAGGTGCTGTCAAATTCTGTACGTTTTCACTATCGACTGAAACGAAACGTCTCTGAGTAAGAGATGGAGCTTTCAAAAGGTCTGTTCTGTTCTTTACTTTGTTCGAAACAAGCACAGTATCTCCTAAAGCTAAGTCTTTTTCTCTGATGAGTTTCAAGTTTTTGAGAATAGTTTTCGCCATTTGTTCATCTTCTACCAAATCAGCTAATGAGATACCGAAAGGGTCATTAGGGAGAGGAGAATAGTAACGGAGAACAACAGGGAAATCTATTTCTGTTGGGTCATCTTTTTCAATTTGTGTTACTGGCTTTATTTGTTCAAAACGGATAATAACACCAGAACAAAGAGTGACAACATAAGGAACTCCATCAATACGAGTGTAGCCATCTTTAATATTTACCATCTCCATTCCGTCGCTTTCTGACAGTCCTGTTTGCATTTTACGAGGCGTACAATAGGCAATGTCATTACGAGTTGTAATATCACTTCATTGGCCTGCTTCTTTGATAATATCTATATTAAAATATCCATCTTTCTTTTTGAGTGTGTAAGCTGGAACATCAACATCGAAATACATATATGAGAAGTTTCTCGTTCTCATCCATCCTTTTTTATCAGGTAGCCAAGCAAGAGGGTCACGAACTTCCCAAGTAGGTTTGTTATTCTTCCATCATGTTTTCTGTAAGATAGAAAGACCGAACATACCCTCGTGAAATCTTCGCTTGATTTCCTTTTCAGGCATGTCCATTTCTTCCCAGTCAAACTTTGATAAGTTATTAAGATTTTCTGCAATGTCTTCATCCATCCATTCACGACCAAGCCAAGCAACACTCTTTTGGTCGCTTGTTGTTGTAGCCATCCAAGACTGCATTGTAGAGTAAAGTGTATTATCACTTATTCTTTCTCATCCTTTCTCTTGGTTAACGTAAAGTTTAAGTTGCTCTCGTTTCTTCTCTCGTTTAGCTTGAGAGTAGTTATTAGAGTCTTGTAATTCTTTCAAGACTTTTGCTAAAACTCTGTCATAATCCCATCATTCTGGGAGTTTAACTTTTTTGTTGATTAGGTATTCCATATTTAAATTATAGAGTGTTTTTTGCTAGTGCAAATTATATAATAGAGTCACTTTCTCAAGACCAGCTTTGCTCTTCGATGTTCACAGTTTCAAATAACTGAATACAACCTGATAAAGCATCAATCATATCGTCATGCTTACCATTTGGAAACTTCAAGAGCTCTGCTTCTAAATCAGCCATAAATAACGAATGTAGAATTGAGTGCGAAGCATATCGAGGTTGTAATAACGTTCTAATCTTGGCGTTCTTCTCTGTGTTTGGTCTTATTTCTTCGAGAGTAAAGAAGTGATTTCTTATTCTCATTTGCTTTTGGATTTCCAAGATGAGCATCTTTTGATAAGCGATACTTTCTACTCAAACCTTTCAACCCCATTTTCTCTGTGTTTGGAAAGTTCGTGAAATAATCTCGTCAGGTAACATTTTTCCTGCTTGTACCTCAAGTACATAGATAAAGTTACTTCTCGCATCAATTCAGGCTGTTATTATGGCAGTATTGTCTGCTTCTTGGTTTTGTGAAATAGCAGGGTCAACAAACGTGACTATTTGTAAATGTCTTTTTACACTTTCAAGTTGGTGTTGGTCGTAATGAATGAAGTATGATTGTATAAAATCTCCATTCTCTGTGTTAATAGGATTTTGTTGATACTGTGACTCGAAGAAAAGAGGGCTTTGCTTTTTTATGTCTTCAAAGTATTGACGAGAGAAACGAGAAGACCAGAAACTTTCTCCTTGTTCGTTAAGTGCAGGGATTTTTAATTCAGTCCATTTGTCTCATTCTCTTTCTAAAATCTCTCATACTAAATCATCTTCTCTCCATCTCTGCATGATGATAATCTGTTTTGCTCTGTCATCTTGCTTACGAGTTAGAAACGTAGACCAGTACCAATTAGATACTGTTCTTCTTACTGTGTCACTTTCTGCATCTTGTCTTGTTGCGTATGGGTCATCGCAAATCAATATATTACCGCCTTTACCTGTAATACCTCATCAAACTCCATAGATAGCAAACTCTCAGCCTCATTCTATGTTCCAGTTCTTAACAGCTCAACTATCGGAGCTTACTTTAGTGTTGTAGAGAGATTGGTATTCTCTTGTCTGTATTCTGTTTCGGATATTACGAGAGAAACCCTCAAGAAGATTGAGAGAGTGACCTGTGTATAAAATATCAGTTCTAGGATAGTCTCAGTACAGTTTACTTATGAACTCTTGCATGAGTCTACTTTTTCAAGCACGAGGAGGCATTTCTATAATCAGGTTTTGTATATCACCTATTAAGAGTCTACTTAAATGTTCTGCAATCAATTCATGGTGTGGGCTAATTTCAAAAAACTTATCGCAGTACACAGAGTACGACAATAAGTCTTTACGTGCTTGTTCTTTGAAGAATTGTTGTTCTAGCTTGTCCATCTTTTAGCTATTGTTTGTTTTTGCTCAGGAGTTAATCACTCGGAAATATCAATGTTAGTATTTTCATTCTTATTATCTGTTTCTACTTTTAAGCTAAATTCTGCTTTGCTTTTCCTTTCGAGCCATTCTTTGCTTGCTATGTAATCTTCTCATTCTAACTTCTTAATCCAGTTTAGTTTAGCCTTTATATTAGGGTTCTTCTTCAACATCTCTTTTCTCTCTCAAAACTCTGGGTTGTTTTCTATGTATCTGTAAAGAGTAGCAGGAGCAATATCAGCATAAAGGCAAGCTTCATCATCAGTAAAGCTATTCACAAAAGCATACTCAAGTTTTGAGAGAATTGCATCGTCAATTACTGTTGGTCTTCATCAAGCCATATTATTTTTTGAAATTAACAACTTCTTGGTATATCTTTTCTATCTTTCAGTGATTTTCCATATTAACGTATATACCATTTTCTCTATCATATTTAGCTAGTACATTTACAGCCATATCGAAGAAAGCTTGCAATACTTGTCACTCAAGATTTTCTAATTCCTTGTCTATGATAATATATTCTCATATATCTTTTCAGTCTTTTTCAAAATTTACAGATATTTTCATATTAATTTAATGAGTTATAGAATTATTATCTATATAATCTTCTGTCTTTTCTTTTGGTATAGAGAGAGATTGCTTTGCATCAATTTTCCATTTCTTTGCAAGTTCAACTAAGAATACAGAACCAATATCTTCTAAAGCAGTCTTTACAAGCAATAAATCAGATTCGTTTCTTTGCTCTGATATTTTAAATATTGTAGATGACAACAGTTCAACATTTTGTGTATCTCAATCGAGTTGAATTTTTAAGTGCATACTAATTTATAAATCAAATAGAACTTCGTATCTTCATATACTCTTCGTTGGATACAATCCTTGTTGTTCTTTTGTCAGTAAGTCAATCAATGTTATCTAGGTAATTCGTTTCTTCTTTTGGAGTGATAATAACTTTCTTAGGAGTTCCTCAGATAAATTTAGTATCGTACTTTGGAAATAAGAGAGGGAGTTGCATGATAGCAAAGTTGAGTTTATCTTCACTTGTTTCGGTAGAGTCAAAGAGTCTAAATTCAAAGTTTCTTACCTTTCCTTCAAGTTCTTCAATTCGTACACAACCAAACATTTTCCAAAGAGCTGCAATGTTATTTCAGTTTGGGTACTGAAGAAAATATTTATCTCCTAATACTTTTCTTTGTGGATTGTAGTTAATTGTAGTATACATAGGTTTTAAAAGGTCAGTAAGCTTTAACTATTTCTTTCTTGTCTATTCCGTGATTTAAAAGCCACCATTTCTTTGCTTCTAGTTCTTCCGATTTCCTTCGTCATTTGTAGTCAGGTATATGGCTTCTAATTTCTATGTTCTTTTGTACTTGTGGGTCGGAATAATAGAGAGTGTCTAAATCCATGCTCTAATTATACTCAAGTAGAATACAATGCAATAGTTATTTATTTAAAATCCTTTTCCATAATCACCTATTCTCTAGGTATTTAATTCTAGCTGTGAGAACTTCTATTTGTTCTGAAAGTGTGAGCTTACCGCATATTACTTTCATTCAGGCTAGTGTTCAGAGTGTTTTACGTTTCATAGTTTATTTATTTAGCTCTTGGGGGGTGATAATGCATTATAGAATCACCGCACTGGTACGTGACTTTTCCTTGTTCTTTACATTCTTTTTTCTCTAACTCCTCTATTTTAGAAAGTACAGCTTGGAGTTCCCAAATTCGTATATTCATTTCTTTATAAAAAGGGTGTCTTTCTCATAGGAAAGTAAATTTTTTAAGACATTCAATTTTCTGTTTTTCAAATTCTTCAATCCTCTCTTTTATGTAATTAGTGATGGTCATAGTTATAATAAATGATTAGATAAAATAGCTACGACTATAAACATTACGATGGGAAACCAAAACATAATTTTATCTCCCAAAGTTTCTGGTACTTGTGGTTCTTCCACTTCTCAATATTCCCATTCTCTATACTGGCTTTTACATTTCTTACATTCTAAAATTACACGAGTTCATCATAATATTCCTCATTCTGTTATTATTTTTCTATTTGGTGTTGTTTCACTACCACAATTATCACATTTGTAGTTCATACTTATATATTTTTAGAAATAAACTCTAGCACGCTACTTTAGAAAATGTTGTAAATATGATGGTGCGACTCTTTTCCATTCGTCATAGATTTTTTTATTCATATTATCTACATCTTTATTTATTCTAATAAGTGTATTTTGAAAATCATCTAATTGTTTTATTGCAACTTCGTATTTCTCTATTATAGATTGTAGGTGGGAGTTCATAGGATAGTAATAGGGGGTATTAGACTACAAAATTTTCTATAAACTTCTCTTCTGCTTTCTCTATTTGTTCAGGCGATGGTCAATCATTATGTACTCACAAATATCATTCTTTAAAATCCTGAGAATCAAAGTATCCTGTTGCGTAAATTGCCTCTGAAATCATCAATTTAACTTGATTGACTGAGTATTTTGGTTCTTTTCAGTACATATTATTTAACTAAACTAATTCCTGAAATAAATTGACCGCCACAAATAGAATTAGCTATAAATTGTTTAGCTTGTCCGAGTGTATCAAAAATATGTGTCTGTTTTGTATATGAATCGTAAGCTGAGTATTTAAATGTTGTCATAAAAGGAAAGGTGAAGAAATAGGATGTAACCATTATAGTTATATTTGTATCAAATGCAAATTAATATTAGTTATATTTATATCTTATTTGACTTATCTGGTATAATATAACCTACTTTTTTTTGGTTTCCCCAGCTATTCACAAGGAAAACTTCTTCTACTAATCCTTTCTTTATCATGTTATTGATAGTTTGGTCGCTTCGGTCAATAGACCTGCCTAGAGCTGTTTTTGTAGTGTAGATGAGCATATTCTTTAGTTGAGGTCAGTTCATGGGGATTGGTTATAATTTTCGCAAGTAATCCTAATATTGTTAATCTTACTTCATTTGGGCTTTAGTTTAGTCCTTATAGTAGTTAAAAACTCTGTTTGTACCCATTCTCAGTCCCGCAGGACTTCTACTTTATATATTTCTGGTAGTGGCATTCATGCTTTGTATTCAGATGTCCATTGTTCCATAGTGTTATTTAAGTTTTAAGAGGTCTAGGAGCTTCTGAACTTCTTCTTCCCTTCTCTCAGGAGGGACAGAGAGGAGTCACATCACCTGTCGCTTGTATTCTTGATTGTCCATAGTGTATTAGAGTGATTTGATAGATTTTATTATGCTCGCATTATTATCCTGCAAAATAAGGTCTTTTTCAGCTTGCTCTTTACTATCAAATGGATTTGGTGTTATTCTAGGTATACACTTCAAACACTTCTCTTTCATCTCCTGTCTAGCTTCTTCGAGGATGGCATCGAACACAGGCATTACTAGAGCTACTACACATCGAGCTGTATTCTCGTTGTAGTTTTGTTTTATGAGTTCGTGGATTTTTTCACGAGGTGTTTTTGTAGACATAGGTTAGGGTTTAGTAGGTAAATTAAATCGCTCGGTATCCTCTTTTATTAGTTTTCAATCATGCTTTTCCGTGTAATAACAATCAGCTTTTATAGTTTTTCAACACTTATTACAGTAAACAAAATCAGCACCTTTTATAGTTCTCCATCTATGTCAAAACTCTAAACCTCATACAATGTATAAAGTAGGCTTTAAGGGGCAAAGTAGCTGTTTTATGTTCATAGTTATTTTGTGAGTAAATAAAGGTCAGGTACGCTGTGTCATTTCCAATACCAAGTTCATCATTTAAGTTTCGCACTCTTTCATAAATTTTTGGGGAATTTTCACCAATTCCTCATGCTTGTTTTGGTGTGCCAATCTTGGAACTCTTGTAATAATGTTTTCATAATTACTCTGGTTTAAAAGCTAAAATTATCTGCTCTAGGTGTTCTTTGGAGCGAGGGAAGATTTTTGCCATAATACAATCGTCTGAGTCTTCATCTTCTCTTGCGAAAATAGTCCATCGTCAGTTTTTAGATGCAATAACATCATCAAACCAATTTACTATACGCAGTTCTCACACGTCTAAAATGAAATATAGTATGTAGCTTCTGAATCCCCTCTCTAGGAGTTCTTGTTCAGTTGGTTGGTACATATCTATTTCGTTAAAAGTTGTATAAGCCTATCTCTTGTCTCCTCATATTCTGGGAGGGAGAGGTCGGAAATATTGGAGGGTAATTTTGGATAATTTTCTAATTCTCATACTGCATCGACTTTGTAATAGAGCCATTCAAACTCTTGCCCTCATAGCCATTGTTTTCGCATTATCTGATAATCACCTGTCATAGCCCAATCCTCACCAAGAGCTTCCAAAATATCTGCATGGGTGAAGGGGTGTCAGAGGATTTCAATTCTATTAATAGTTCTCCTTCAATAAGCAAATCATCATTGATTTATATGAGATGGGAAAAGTATATCTGCTCAATAACTATCTGAATTTGTCACTATTCATTTTTCTCATTCTACAATTACCTCACATCAAAATGTAAGTTCACCCAATCTTGGGAGTTTTTTCAGGAGAAGGGATTGTAATTCGTGCATATTAGAATGAGAAAGTTATTTTAGCGTTGTCTCTTTTTGATAAAAGTTCTGCTACTTCTGGTGCTCAAAATTCAAAGAACATTTTTACCGAATTAGACTCTCATACTCTGTCTTGTTTTTGGTCAAAATCAAAATAGAAGTAAACGCATATTCAAATCCTATTTATCGAAGAGAGCGATACATTACTCCAAATTCAAGACTTGTTTTCTTTTCCATTCTCTGACCACGTTCCATCTGTAAAAGGGTATTCTCTCGGAAGCAGTATATCTGGTGCAGGTTCTCCACCATATGTAGTATTCAAATAGGTGTTTTTGAAATAATTTTCGTACTTATCAGTATATTCAACGCAAGGGTCTATTTTCATAAGTAGGGCATCAAATTGTTTTGTCTCCTGAGTACACGAAGCGAGGAGAAGGCAGAGGAGAGGAATTAGTTTTTTCATAGAGTCTTTATTGAGGAAGTAGAGGGGAAGGACAAATCTGTATTACATTTGGTCGGTTGTATTGTCATTCCAGTTTTTCTATGGTGTATTTATTTATGTGTCTGTCTTTGGCGATGTACTCCGCATCTTCTTTTGTTATGAATCTAGGGATATGTCATGCGAGAGTATAGTGTAATATTCGTCTCCCCCAACCTATATAGCAATTGTCTATATCATCGTTGTTCCTTACTACATAAGAGAAATTCTGAGGGTGTATTCATTCGATTAGTGATGTCATAATAGTATAGGGTTAGAGTGGCTATTCAAAGAAATTAAAAGTAATTTTGTCGTTCGTTTCTGGAATGAGTATTGTGACAACGCCATTTATCATAGTTATATCCACTTTGTAAAAGAAAAAAGAAGCAGGAACTCAAAAAAATTCTAGTATGTAAGGAAATATCGGTTCTATTGAGCTTTGATTTGGTAAATGTTCTCTATTTATCCATCTAGCAACTTTCCAAGAAGAATCTTTTCTACCAGTTCTATCATTGATATATTCTATTAGTTGTGTTGCATTCTTTCATTTTAATCTCATGATAATTGGAAATCGCTCCATTATTATAGGCAATTCTATGGATAGAGATTTTTTATGGTATCGTGTCTGTTTAGTCATAATAGTATATTAGGGTTATTTGGTTATTTTAGTAATTCCCCAGTAGAGAAAGGGGGTCAAAAAGATTGCACAGATGAAAGACGGTATCAGTTCTAGCATAAAAGGAAAGTTAGAAATAAAACGTAGGTAGTATATTCTTATTTAATATAAATGCAAATCTATTTTATATTTACATCTAGCCATTTAGGGTTTCATCTAGGTATATCCTTTGAGAAGAGCTTATCTACATCATATCACTTTCGGAGTCTATGGTAGAGAGTTTGGTAGGTCATACCGAGTTCAATAGACCATTCTTTGAGGGTCATTTCTTTGCCTTTATATTTTATTTTTTGGTAGGAGGGTTTTAGTTGTTTCATAGTTTCGATTTTAGGTAAATTATTGTGGCTTTGAGGAATTCAGGCTCTACATGGATGGGAGTGTTTGCTTTTCTGTTGAGAGTTTCTAAATATTCTCGACTGTATTGCTTTTCCAGCCAGTAAGTAAATTCTGTTGGCGTTTTATGAGCTGAAAACGTATCAGAAAATACATGACATCAAGAACAAAGACATATTCAATTATCTAAATCCCAACGAGTAGACTTGTTATGTCTCGTAAAGATATGATGAGCGTTGAGACTTTCTTTCTTTCAGCACACAGAACAATATCCTTGTTTACGAATTACCTTAGACCATAAATCATCAGCCTTCTTTGGTAGGGATTTATTTTCTCTGATAGTTTTAGCCTTTAGTTTTCTTATGGCTAACTTCTCCTTTATCCTTTGTTTTTTAGCTTTTATTTCTGCTTTGGATTTTATTTTCATATTTTGAGTTTACCATTTTCAGAAATCCAATAGGCATATCCTGTCCTAATAGGAGAGTTGTCTTTTATAAAGTCCTGTATATCTTGAGGTAGTCCGTAGTTACGAACAATGCTTACTCTTGTTGGGTAGTCCATTATTTAAATATTTTAATAGTTTCAGATTTGAGTTTTGTAAATTCTTCGTCAGTAAGTTCTACTTCTAAAGACCTTTCTGGAATATATTTTTGTGGATAGTCCATATTGCTACCAGACCATTTATCGTTATACAATTTAAGTTGTTCCTTGTAGTCTGGATTTTCTACTGTTTTTGTAATTGTAAGTTTATACATAGTTATTTAGTTAATTGTTTAAGTGCTGTCTGGTAACCGAGTTCGTAGGCAATATCGCTCTTCACTCGTGCGTATCTTCTCATTGCTTTGAGTATTGCTTCTACTTCACAATCAGGAACACAATCTAATATTCATGCTCGTTGTAAATAATGCTCTAGTATCTGAGGAGCTGTGGATAATTTATTTTTCATATTTATTTGGGTTATATTCCCACATAAATCATGTGGTATTTTCTACTTTTCATTTAAGTATTTTCGATATAAGTTTTCTGCACACTCATGTAGCTTTTGATGCATGTTTTATACATGCAAATACTGAAATTACTTCTCATCACAATGTTTTTTGTATAACACTTCTAGCTGTATGAGGTAAGGCTCAATTTACTCTATATCCGTGTATTATATTTTCTCGCAAGGTTACCCATTCAAAATTTTCAACACGATTGTCTGTGCGAATACCATTTTTATGGTTCACTTGTGGTTTATTATCTGGATTAGGTACATATGTGAGAGCCACTAATCTGTGTATACGAATACTCCTTGCTCTTCATTCGCTATCTGATAAATTAACTCTAAAATATCAAAATCTATCAATACCCTGTTTCATGAAAAATCAAACTTTATGACCTCACTTTCATTTCTTTGGGTGACTCCATACCCTACCGTCTTGCGTGACTGCATATAATCACTCGTAACCTGGAATATCTTTCATAAATCAAAAAAGCACTGAGTGAGAGGTAGGTCTTTGCGGTACACACCTCTCACACAATGCTCTTAAAAAGCAAAGACCACTTATGTATACCGCAGATGTATTATAGGAGTTTATCATTTTATTTCAACTAAATAGTTAGTAAATAAGCCTCTGCATTAGGAGCTTCGAGATTGAGTCAAGCATTGAAAGCATTGATTATATCTTGCTCTGTGTACTTCTTGCTTTTCTCTCGTCTTTCTGGTATCATTTTTCTTCCGTGATAAATATAAGTAGTATGCTTCTTGCCATTTACAAGCTCTGATATTGTTTCTATGTTGTGAAATGGTCGGAGAGCATATATTTGCTGGTGGAAGTTCAGAATAACAGGGTGCATTTGTGAAAGCTGGAGACTTGTGACCTTACCATTCTTGATGAGGAGTTCTAAAACTCTCTCTGACTGTGTCTGCTTCTGTGACTTTAGGAAATCGAACATAAAAGGAAAGTTAGAAATAAATTATTCAGACATTGTTAATCAAATAATTGCTAGGAGCATCATAATCAAACCAATACCAACTGATATATCGAGCCAACGTGGTGTATCTTTCATACCACCAAATGATTTCACTATACCAATAACCTGTGAAGCGATAATCGCTAATCCAATGAGTGTGTCCATAAAATAAAAATAAGAAAATAAAAGTGTCGGTTAGGACTATAGTGGAGGCAACTTCGCTTTATATTCATTGATTATCAATTCCATTTCAAAACGATAATAGTCATCGAATAATCAAGCTATTTGTTTTTCTTTGTATACAGCGTACATGACATTTCTAAGGCGTTCAGAGGGGGTCTTCCCCTCTTGTGTGTAGTCTACGTCTATTTCATCGGCTACGCCATGCTTCTGAGCTTCAAAAAGGAGAGCCATATCTACTGCGGACATTTCAGGAGTGTAAATAACTATCTTGAGTCATTTATCCTTAGTCGTGTTAATAGTTCCTATTTCGCAGTTTGAGAGATTGAGTTTTACCATATAGTTAAAATAACAATAGTAATAAGAGATATTCAGAGAGCTATGTAGAGATTTCGGATAGCTTTTTTATAGTTAGATATTACTTCTGATGGTTCATTTATTATTATTTCTCATTTTATTGTTTCAAATTGCTCTTTAATTTTCTGTAATTCTTGTTGTGCTTCTTTACGAGCATTGTCGCTTTTCAGCAATAACTCTTTTTGTTTAATAGAGCCATAGTATTCGCTGTAATAAAAAGGTATAATTTCATCTTTTTTTCTTTTTATTCTTTTCTCCATGAGTTTATATTCGGAGAGTGGTATTGTTACGGTAGAGTGCATATTTTTAGGTTAAAAAGGAAATTCTATACTTTCACTTGTCTGCTCAAATTTTGGTTTTGGTGTAGGTTTCCAAGTATCTTCCACAATACTATGAGTGTTTCCGTATTGGTCTGGCTCTCTATTGAGATTCATTGTGAGTCTTGCGTATCACTTTTCATTTTTTATCTCTTGTAGCTTGTCTACGTTTACTGAGATAGAGAAGAAAGGTCAAAACTTTCAATCTCTTTGTTTTGCGTTACCGACATAGTTCTTTTTGTTTTCCATAATTTATTTTTTTATTGAATTAAATCCCTCTACAAATTTATCTTTAGCCCATTGTGGTACTGCATAGGTTTTCTGTGCTTTCTCAATGAGAGATTCCACGGAAGCTACCTGTATTTTACCCTCTTTGTAATCCATGAGCATTGTTTGGACTTGTAATCCTGTTATATAGGGTTTGGTAGTCTTACTAGGTATCTGAGGTACATCGTGTGAAATAGGGGCATTATTTCATTGAGAAACACTATTTCAGTCGTCGTCTTCATCAGCACATATATTAAACAGAGCAGAGAGGTTATAGCGTTTAGCGTATGTCACTTCACTACCTTTCTTTTGTGGGTCAGTAGCGAGGAGTCCAAAAGATGAGTCTAAATATTCTCCGCTTTCTACATCGACTACACGAGTGACGAGTTCCTGTTGTGCAATAAAGTGAGTTACTAATAATCTATTTTCTGCGAGGAGAGGTGCAAGAGTTTCAATAATGTTATCAAGTGTCATGTATTTAGACCTAAAGTGAGGATTAACTCAATCTTTAGATACTTGTACTCATTTAGTTTGTATTGCGAATAGTTTAGTGTAGAGAGTTTTCATTTTATCGAAAGCAAATTAAGAAAGTAGAGAGAATTGTATAGAGTGTGAGACCTACGAGCCAACAACGGAGTTTTAAAAGTTCAAGATTATAATCCGTTTGTTTCTTTTTCTCGTAATCTAGGATTGATTGTTTGAGGTTCATAATTAGTCGTTAAATCTTGAATAATTATCTTCTCTCTGTCGTGCTTCTTGATATGAGCATATTTCACGTTCAGAGCGGTAGAACTCTTCGCGGTGGTCGACAGTTGTCTCTGGTTGTGTGATGTGCATAAAAGGAAAATAAAGAAATAAAGGTTATCATCTACTCAGGTCTGCTGTGTGGTATCAAAACATGAACGCATTTCGCATATATACCATAATTTGCGGGAGACTCATTGAACATTACACTAGTTCATTTTCAATGGTAGCGGGTACTATTTGCCCTTCTTTTTCATGTCCATTTCCCAGTCCGATTTCGAGTCGGCATTTCTAAGTTTATTTTCATAAACCGTACGTCTTTACCACTTAAACGATGGGCGACACAGCAGAACAGAATAGACGAGAACAGGTGTCTATATCCATCTAGCCTATTAGTCGTACAACCTATACTGTGTTGTTATCGGACATTCAAGGGAACGCCAATATTGACTAATAGAACAGATGGACAAGAGCAATATAATCAATGAAGGTTGTGACTGGTTGCCATTAGCGGTTAGTCGTGGTTATCAATGATTACGAGAACAGTATATCAAATATATTCTGAATTGCAAATATATTTTGTATTTATTTAATTGACAAGACCTATTCTTTCACAACTCACTCTCGATTTCTTTATATCTAACACTTTATAGCGGTATAAACCTATATTGAGTGTATCTCAGATATTGAGTTTTATTTCTTTATCCCAGTTATCAAATTCAAAGGGGAGCATATTATTTAGTTAAGTAACCTTTTGATAGAGCATCATAGTATACAGAACGGATTTTACTTTCCTTAGAGAGATTTGATTTTTCCCATTTGCTCCACAGTTCTAGTTTTTGAGAGTCGGAGAGCTTGGCTAGTTCTTGTTCGTAGTTCATATTATTTTATCAGGTAATCACATTACAAACTCCATAGGGTAAAACGCAATTTCTCCATAATCATCTTCTTTGCCTGTTATTATGTATCGAGCCATCGAATATAACCCAGTAAGAGCAACACATGGTACAGCGATAAATAACAAAGGCATACAAATAAAATAGAGTGATATTTCAAATAATCTTTTAATCATATTGTAGTTAGGTTAATTACTGAGATGGATAAGAGATAGGTGTTTCCTTTTGGGCTTTATCTTTTCCTTGTAATACTTTTCCATGTATTTTTTTCTTTTCTTTTTTCTTTCTTGTTTGAGGAGTATTTTTAGTTTCTCTATTCTATTCATAGTCTTGTATTAATTATATTTATGTATTCTTCCTCCTTTTCAATACCTACATATCATCTGCCTAGATTTTTACAAGCAACAAGAGTTGTGCCACTACCAGCAAAAGGGTCTAATACTATTTGTCATTCACGAGTCATCATTTTTATAAGGTATTCCATCAATGCAGTAGGTTTTACAGTAGCATGATTGTTTCATTCTCCTCTATCACTCTTACTTGCTTTAGCGTTATATATTATTGATTTGAAGAAACGAGAGGCGTTGCCTGAGTCATCAAAACCTCTTTCTGTACCTTCGTAATTGCAATCATTTGTAAATATTCCATCTCAATATCCTCTACCACGATTTGCTTTTACACTCTTAGTTTCAGGAAAACACTCTCTTACTTCTTCACTATTGTCGTGGATTAAATTAGCGGGGAATCGACCTAAAGATTGACCGTCTGTTTTGAAAGTTTCTGGTGTAGTTCCTGCAATCCCACCGAATTTGTTTCCTTTGTGTATGGTTATATTTTCGGAAGTTTCCACCCTACTCTCATCTATATTTATTCCACCTGTCCCATATTTCAATACATTCTCTGCTATTGTTTTCTCTGCTAAAGGTTTACGTGCCATACAGATAGGTTCGTGGGCTGGTTTGAGAGCTGTTCCCCAGCCTTCCCATTGCTTTGCTTCTTCTGTTGTTGCTTCTAAATTAAAAGCACCAAGTTGGTCTGGGTTGTTTTTTCTAAAACCTTGCTCTTCTACTGTGTCATACATTCCTATTCTCCCCTCCCTTCTTTCTCCTTCAAGTTGATGAAAATTGTTTTTTGCACAACTTCCAGTTTTTAATTTACTTTCAATACTTTTTGCAATATTCAAACTTTTAGGAAATCAACTTCAATAAACCCATTCAATCATATCTCTAACTTCAAATCCTGCATCTTCAATAGCACTTGCCATTCTGTGATATGTTCTAGTACCTGAAAAAGCGAGTAAATGTCCTCCTGGCTTTAATACTCTTAAACACTCTTTCCAAAGTTCTACATTGTTTGCTATACCAGTAGAGTCCCATAATTTACCCATAAATCAAAGTTCATAAGGTGGGTCAGTAATTATAGCATCAATGCTATTTGGTGTAGCTCTTCGCAGAACTTCAAGACAGTCTCAATGTATTACTTTTTGCATGAAGTAATTATACTAATATATTATATAATTCAACTATTTATTGATTGACAACCTCTGTTATGTTTACTCACTAGACTTCTCTATAAATGTTTTAAGAGGGGAGAACTACATTACAAATAAAGGAGGAGTAGTAGCTTTGAGTCTCTTTTCAATGATATTGCAGTAGTCTTCGTCTTTTTCTATGAGTATGTAGTTTCGTCAGGTTTCTATACATGCTACTCCAGTTGTGCCACTTCATGCAAAGCAATCAAGTACAGTATGTCATGGTTCGCAAGATTTTTGAATAAGATAAACACACATCTCGACAGGTTTTTGTGTGGGGTGTAAATCGTTTCCAGTTTTATTCCATTTCATAATATTTGGGTCACGAGAGCCAGTGAGTTTCCTAGTTCCGTCTCCATTACAAAATATACAAAACTCATACTTAGGTGCATAATCTCATTCTAAATCTCCCATACCTGTATTATTTTTCTCCCATACGATGATATTCTTGTAATTCAAGTATTGTTTCACCTTTGAGACGAATATATCTATATGGTGCATTGAGCAGAATATATACTGGTGTGTTTCTGGTTTTGATATTCTTTTTATTTGTGCTAAGAAGTCATCTACCCATTCGAGAGTATTATCGTTTTCTATTTCTTTGTGCTTAGTTCGTTCGTTTCTGAAAGAAGAAACGAAAGACATTCAGTACGGAGGGTCAGTTAGAACAAGGTCAATACTCTTGTCGGGTATTCACTTCATCACTTCAAGGCAGTCTCATCTATATAGTGTGTTTAGTTTCATAATGTTATTATAGTTAAGGAGTATAGATGCAAAAAGAAAAATGGTAAAGACAAGCCCTGAGAAGAGATATGGAAAAAGAAAAGTAAGGAGTGAATATCACAGTTACAGTTCTTAGCTAGCCGCTCTCTCTTTCACAGCTAGAACAGTATGACTGTATCTTCTGATTGTGTAAGTATCCATTGCAAGCTCTAGCCCCTATTCACGAGGGTCGTGGGATAAATACTGTGGTTGTAATGGGATTTGAAAAACCCCAGTACCATGTAAGACTTTGGTTCTGGGGCTTTCAATTCAGGTATATAGGTTCTATGTTCGCTACTGGTCTTACTTCAATAGTGAACACACAACCCTCTGAAATGTAGAGACATTATAAGACTATCTAAAATAATTGCAAGAGAAAATAAAAAAATCCCTATCCGTGCATAGATAGGGATTAACGCTTTTTAGATTCCCTTTTCAAAGAAACCTAAGAGTATTATATATAGGAGATAAACTATTTCAACTAATAAGCAGGATTATTCTTGAACCATTCAAGAGTGTCTTTGTATTTCGATAGTACGAATTTATGATATGAGGTGTTTCCGTCTGGAGAGTAAACATGTAAATAAGCTGTTACGCTTTTATATCCCTCATAGTGCTTCATAAACATTTCAGCATAGTCACGACTTCACTCTATTTGTGCTGAATAGGTACAAAATCAATTACTAGATTTTATACACCTATCTCGTTTGTTATTCTTTATCCCGTAGCAATTTCGTTGATTAACACACTTTTTAGACTTACCGTGTCCGCTTTCAAAAGCGTATTGCAGAGTCATCATAGTAGCACAACGAATAATTACGTCATTTCCATTAGTAATTTTATCTTTGTGTTTTTCATAGGCTTGTTCACAGATTGCTATACGTTCTAGCCTTGCGTTATCTTGAGCAGAGAAAGTTAATCAGAGTCACGCCTTTTGTCAGAGCGTTAAGTTATCTATTTTGACTTCTTTGATAGGTTCTTGCTTCTTTTCTACTTTTGGCGTAGGTTTCTCTACTTTCTTAGGTTTCAGAGCTTCTAGGCGTTTATTTTCCATTTCCTGTGTCCATATGATTTCTTTGTTAGCTACGATAGCTGGCATCTTCTGGGTTACATAATCTCAATATGAGACTCAGGCGAGTCAATAGGTCTTCAGAGCTGTTACAAGTATCGCTAGAGCAATTATAGAAGAGGCTAATATGATGAATCAGGCTTTAATATGTTTTTCCATAGGGTTAGTTAGGGAGTAAATTAGGATTCTGGTAGATGTTACCAAACACTTCTCAGTTAGTGCAGAAAGTATTATATCATGTCCATCCACTACAATCGTTGCTACATTCTTCTGATTCCATTTTCACTTCTTCAAAATAGTAAACTGGCTCATATCATTCTCTCCTTCTATTATGTCGAATAATATCTCCTTCATATATCTCTTTTCAGTTCCACTCTTCTTTTGTGTGTGTTTCTAGCCATTTTTTTTGTTCTTGTTCAGTAAGACTTTCAAATTTTGTATTGTCGAGGAGTCATGTCCATTGCATTGGTACAAGTTCTATATCCTCCTTTTTTATATGAATGCAATGTGCATCAAGTGAGGCATCTTCCAAGAATACTTCTCCAAGATAAATTACTATATGGTTATTCGTATACATTTTTTTATTTTTCCCATCCCACGCTCTAAATTTTATAGGTCGCATATATTATTTATAAGAAATTAAACGCTCTACACTCATACAAAAGTTGAGTCCTCGTCTACCGAAATTTCTTCGTATGAACTTTCCGAGAGGAGTGAGCTTGTCACTAAAGGACTGTGTTGTCCTTCGTGTGTCTTTCGAGACACTTCGTATACTGTCAATTTGTTTTGCATACATAATTTAATGAATAAGTAGTAAAATTTAATGAATTAGAAATATTTGAAGTTAGGAAGTTTACTAGACGAGAGCATTCGTTGGAACTTAGCTACACGGAGCATGTTTAATTCAATTGCTTTATGGTCGTATGCTGTCATGGTAGTAGGGTTTTTATCTGCAAACCATCGTAATGAGCTTTCAGCATTATTTAAACCTATACGAATTTTGTGTGTTGTGTACTTTTTATTTGGCATATTATCTAATAAATATTTTAAGAGTACGCATATCATCTTGGAGAGATAGTTCTACATCATGGCAATCCATGTTTACATAGGCTCTTCCGAATGTTTTTGCGTTTTCAGAATGGTCGATAACTTCGACACGAGTAACTTTTTCTAGTTTGAATGGAGGGATAGTCATAATTATTTAGTAAAACAAATACGCTCTACTTTGGTTTTGCCAGAAGTGAGTTTGATAATATCGACTGCACATTTCTCAGTCTTAGTTTCGTAAGTGAGATGCCAGACACGAGCTACTCCATAATCTGCGAAGAGATTACTTGAAAAGAGAGCTAGGAGGATAAGGGCTTTCATAATAAAAGGATAGAAATAGGTTGAACTAAGTTGTCGGTGTTTCGTGAACTGGCTTTGCCTTGTCGTGAAACTTGTCGATTAACTGAGTATGCTCACAGTATATCAGTATATCAGATATATGCAAATATATTTTGTATTTTAGAGTATTGTGATGAGATAGCGGAAAGAGTGAATACAAAAAGTGTTCTTAATAGAACTTTCTTCTAGAACTAAACAATTCCATGATACTTTCGTACATGATATTACGCTTCTTTTTCATTTTTTGATACCTTTCTTCTTCTAAATTATATTCTCGTACTCTGTCTATACAGTTTTTATGGTTAGTACCTACTCACGATGTACGATGTTTAGATGCTCACATACCACCGAGATACTTTCTTTTTCTGTACCCTTTCTTTCCTTTTTGTTTTACACGAGTTCCGTGTAAATGTATTTTTTTGAAATTAGACATATAAAAACCCTCTGGCACGACACAGAGGGGAGTTAGTTAATTACTTTGGAGCGGAACAGTTCTTCCAACTATCAATTCTATCCATTTTCGCATTTCTCCAGTTGTTTGGAATAGGTCATCTATATAACCCATTTCTTTAAGAATAGTACATACTATATACCATTCATTCCAATTTTTCAGCGAGCCATCTTCTATATCTAAATTCACAACAAAGTTGTTAAGTTTAGAGTTTGCCCTGATACTAATATCTAGCGAGAGATATTTAGTTGGAGCACAGTTTATACCTTCTCACGGATTTGTGCAAGGATATTCGTGATACGAACCTTTAATAATAAGGTCGTCAGTTTTAATAAGTGTGTGTGACATAAACAATATAAAAAAATAAAAAGTGTATGTCGTGCTTGCACATTATATACAAAAAATCCCTATTGCTAGGGATTCTTTGTTATTTCGTGCTTTCCTTTTATAAAAGCAAATTCAGTATACTTATATTATTTTTGTGTCAAGATGTAACCTGCACCTGGGATTACACTTTCTTTCCTGAGTCCATCGAGCTTTCCTGTTATATCGATAGTAGGTATTCAAGCCCAGCTATTTTCCATTAAAATCTTGTCTCCGTCTTTATGTATCCATACAGCGTGGTCTAGTCAGTCTCAAGGAAGTTGGTAATTGTCTAAATCTCAATCGAGTGCATCTACCCAGAACTCACGAGTAGGGCGAATATAAACAAGTATCCCCCAGCCTTTTTCTAGTATCTCAGACCAATCGTCACGTATTGTATAACAGTTGAACTGAGGAGAGAACATTTTTATAATCTGAGGCATTCGAGCATGGAGCTTTCATGGTTTTAGTTGGTCTCCTAGTTTAATAACTTGTTCGTCTGTAAGTGTAACTCAGGTGTTCCAAGCTAACATTCACGCTAATGCGAAATAAATACAGTAGGGCGTGTTTTTTTGGTCGTAGTGCTGTACTATCCTCACGGGGCGTTTATCAGAGGCTAGGAGGGCGAATATGTCGTTTTGTTTCATGTTATTTTTTATGATACCATCAGTACACGTTTTTGTAGTCGTTCTTGGTCGATAGATTAACCTGATTATATCATTTTCAATCTCAATTACCAGAAAATGCGTTTTGTTCTATAACCATTATATCTAACTTATTAGCCTCATGGACAACAGCAACATGACCTGATACGCCTGTATCATAAAAAATTATATCCCCTTGTTTAGGAACCATTCAAGGTCTCCATTCTATTTTCTCCCATTTTTTAGGGTCAAAGGTTTTTTTAGTGTTAAACCAACCAGTACGAGCAGAACCACCAAAAGAGCCGAGAGTAGTATCAAGGACTTCTTTAGCATATAGTTTTGCTAGGTCTACACATTGGTATCAAAATCCTCCGTCTGTATCTTGAGAAGTACGGAGATAGCGGTCAAGAAATTGACTGTGGCTCAAAGTTTCCATTATTCTTCGTTATCAGGTAAAAGACGAGGGTCAGGAGTACAAGAGAGTATAGAGACTATCATGTCAGCGTAGTTACTAGCAAGAGGGTCTACACCGACTTCTACTTCTGGTTCTGTTTCAAAAGGAAAATATGTTTCCATATTAAAAAGGTTATGCCCATTTCTTAGGGTTCTTACCCTGTTTTCCAAGTTTAGGAGTGACTTTGTAAGTTCATTTTCCTTTCTTAGTTGTTGTTTTCATCTTCATCTGGTTCTAAGTTATGAGATTTAAAATAATGGTCGAGGGTTACTTCTGTTATGCCTCAATTTGTTTCTATAAATTCATTGACTGATACTGCTACTACGTCGTCTTTATGAGTTACTACATATACAATAAAAGCCGCTATTACTATAACTAAGAAGTCTATAAATAGTCGGTAGAGTGTTTTTAATGGGTGTAGTGACATACGAAAGGATAAATACCTCACAGTACCATTATAATAAATGATATGTAAATTACAATTCTCAGATAATGCCTAGTCTTTTTTAACATATACACGATTACGGATTACCTCCATTATAAAATCCATTGCATTAGGTCATAACCAGCCTCCTAATCAGCTTGCTACAACGGACATTTCAGGAAACCAGTATCATACAGAATGAGAAAAAAGGACTCCACAGAAGGCAGCAACCAAAGCTCTTGCAAAAACTGTTTTCCAAGTTATCTCTCGTTTTTCTAAATAGTTTTGAAGTTCTCTTGCTACTCACCCAAACAAAGCAAATAAAGTGAGAAATATATCTTGATTTTGTGGGTCTGGTTGCATACTATATTTTTGATGCTATGTATTGTTGTACTGCTTTCACGCCAGCTCTCGTGCATGCAATTGTTATTGAGAAAAGCATAGCTTTATCAAAATGTTCCCAGTCAATAGGCATTGCTATTAGTGCTAAAAGAAAAGCAGATATAAATGTATTAGCACTTGAGATAAGGTATTCTTTTAATTTTTGGTTCATATTAGTTTAATATATCGTTAATAGTAGAAGTATCTGCTTCGATGCCACTCTTTTCGAGAACAACATCTATGAGATATTTGTCGTTTACATAATTAGGATAGAACTCGTTAAAATCCTCTCCACTAAATATAGCAATAAGAGGGTCTAGGAGAGTTCCATCATCTTTTGTGACAGGAATACGAACTTGAGCAACACGACTTCCTTGAGGTCAAGTAATATATAGCTCTGGTATTCAGAGTATTTCTTCTTGGGTTATTTGTCGTGTTATTGTAATCATATTATTGACAAGACTCACACGGAGCTAAATTGTTTTGGTCTACTGTTGGAGTAGGAAGTATAAAATCGTCTATCTTTTCAGTTTTAGACGTTCATGGTTGCATTCATGGTGAGTATCTTCTATTTACATAGGTCATTAAATCTTCAACAAAACACTTCTGTCTATAAAGTTTATTTTGTGCGTCTAAAACATATCACTCTAAATCTCTATCATTAAAAAATACATATTGTTCTACTTTTCATTTTAATTCACCATTTTCAAATAGAAGTACAGTAGGAAATGATTGAATTTGATATTTCTTCTCGATTTCATCAAGGTCATCGGCACTTTTAGGGAGTGTTTCACGTTCGTAAGTACAGAATTTCGCAGTATCGTTTTCAGCTTGTTCGTACTTAGATTTAAACTCAGTACAAGGTCGGCAACCATTCTTTACAGCGAATTTGACGAATACGAGACCTGAGGCTATCTCTTGGTCGAAGTTGTCTTTTGTGAGAGTAATCATAGAAAAATTATATTCTTATGAGCGAGAAAGCAAGTACCAATTTTTGATTGTGTAATATACACCAGAACAGTATGAAAAATACGTTGTACTTTCACAAGTTGGCTGGTCTCATATACCATTACAAACAGCATCACCAGAACAAGTAGAACTCATAGAGTCCCAAGTACAGTTTGAATACACTTTTGAACAGCCAGATGGCGTACACGCTCACTCATTGAATGAAGCACAAGATGCACTTTCGTAGAAAGCCTGAATATGTACTGAGTCTTTGTAGTTTGCGAGAGTGTATGTAGTAGTCTTATCTATCTGGTCTCCTGAATATGGAGTTATGATAACATCAGCACCAGAAGATGAGTCATTATACACCCAGTAGTGTCTATGCGGTACAGTTGTTATTTGTGGCAAGTTTATTGTCGCTGCGGTACTCCAAGTACAGCCAGTTTCAAAACCACAGTTTGTAGAGTCATCAATTCCTGAACAAGTAGAAGTACCCTGACAAGCAGCTCAATAAGTACCAGAACAAGTACCTGTATAGTAGCTCCCCTGACAATCGTAATACGTACCAGAACAACCAGTATAGTATGTCCCAGTACAAGTAGAATTATCTCCAGTACATGTCATTCCATCCCAAGTACAACCAGCTCCTACACAGCTTGACTCATCCATTTGAGATGGACATGTGTTTGATGTATTTACACTACAACCAGATTGCCCAGAACATCCGCTTTCGTTTCAGTTAAATGCGGTACAGTCTGCTGTATTTACAGTACAGCCAGAAGTAACTCAACAGCTTCATTCACTCAATATGGAACAATCATGACTTGACCAAGAACATCCACTATACGAATTACAAGTAGTTTCATCTCAGAAAGCAGAACAACTTGCGGTATCATAAGTACAGCCAGATTGTGCCTGACATCCAAATTGGTCTCAGTTATAATTAGAACAAGGATTACCAGCAAACCAAGTACATCCACCATGAGCATCCCACTTTTCACAGTCTGTTTGGTTTGTCCAATGAGAACAAGCATATGTAGGAGTACCAGAACATACAGCAGTTGAGGCATCAACATAGATTACACTTTCATTGACTGTCAGGGTATAGTTAGAAGTAACACGAATAGCTTTTGAAGCAAAAGAACCAGCACTTGATAATATAGAGCTAGGATAAGAAGCATTACCAGCATTTACACGACCTCAGAAATAGCCATCTCCAGTATGATATAAGGCAGTTGGATATATATAAGAAAAAAGAGAGTTAGTATTTCAGTTTACTAAACCGAGATAGTTTCCTCAACTCATGTATATATCAAATCCACCAGATGAATTCGCCCCAATAGCCACTTTACGAGTACCTGAGAAAGTCCAATCAAGCCAAGAATAAGCACCAGAGTTCTCGATAGTCATTGCTCGAGTAGTTCATGGATTTCCATTACTTCCGCTTGTGTGAATTTGAAAACCTTTTCCACCGACCCTATCATCTACTGTTACTCTGTCAGAGTAACCTCAGTTATTTGTTTGTGATTGTAGTTTCCATACGCTTGATGGTTCATTACTTACTGCTTGTTCTGGAAGCACCCAAGCTCTCCAGTCTATTTGTCGAGCTGATGTTGGTGAGCTACTTTTCCACCCACTAGCAGTCCATTTTACAGTAGCAGATGCTTTTTGGTTTCCTGATGTAGCAGTAGAAGACGTAGAGGCAACAAATCAATCAACTGGAGATGCAGTAGTAGTTTGAGAATTTGTAAGCGTTCCTGTCATTGTGTCTCCCGTCTTTGATACTTTTCCTGTTATTTGTGTTTGTATAGAGCTTGTAGCACCTTTTAAGTACGAAAGTTCAGGAAGTGATGGATATGTTGCAGTCGGTAGTGATGCAATGACTTGAGAGCCTGTAAAATATGCTAGTTCGTTTGTAGTACCAGAACCTGTTACGGATTCGACAGGAATTCAGTCGAGGTTGATAGTCCAACTAGAGTATGTACCAGAACCTGTTTTATGCTGAATATCGACCACTAAACTTGTACCAGAATACGATGACACTTGTCCGTGCATGTGATTGCTAGAGTCATGTACTATGATGACATCTTGTAAGACTGTATACGATAGACCAGCATCGACTGTAAACGTGAGAGTACCAGTCGGTACGATAGTATGAGAAGTGCTGGAGGTAGTTTTATATCTATCCGAAAGAGACGAGACAATAGGATTAGCTGGGTCTGTGTCGTCTACTGAAACATTTGTTCAGGCGACTACGGACTGTACTCATGCTCAAGTATCATTAGTCCACTCTGTATCGTAATCTTTACTGCTACTTTTAACTAATTTTTGTCCTGTTGTTCCACCTCTAGGTACTCATACACCATTACTGCCCTGAGGTCATGTTAGAATTTGTTTTTCATAGGGCGTGAGGTCGCTAAATTTGAGTGGTTCTCATTTTTCTCACTTCTCTCCATCTTTTCAGTCTTTTCAGTCTTTAGGTTTTGGTATTTTCTTTAATAATTTCTCAATAATCTTTTCTTCTGGCAAAACTTCTTTTACTATTTGTTTTATTTCTGTTTTAGTTGGTGTTTTTCAGTCTTTTCAATCTTGAGGTGTAGGTATTTGAGGTAAAACTTCTTCCAAGACTTTCTGGACAATTTTATTGTCTTCCTCTTCCTCCTTTTGTTCAATATGTTCAACAAAATCTTCATCGAGTTCTATGCTGATTATGTTGTCTTCTATTTTAAACATATTTAATTATCGAGACGGAAGTAAGCACCGCAAGAATCAGTTGCAGTAATACTTGATGGTGTAAATGTTGTAGGTGGCGTACTCGCTGTTAATCCAGTTATTTTACCAGTAGTTACAGGTTCTGAGGTGACACTAGACATTGCACTACCTACTGAGGTAACACTTGTATAAGAAGATAGTGTTAGGTCAGTAGTTCCATCAGCCATCCAGAAGAAATAGTAATTTCCAGCAGTCAAAGCGACAGGAGCGCCAAGAGTTGTAATTACTTGTCAACCAGCAGCGATAGATGCAGTAGTAGCAGTTATCTTTTGTGTTTGTCAGTCTTCTGAATATATGACTATTTTAATAGAACCAGCAACAGAAACAGTATTACACCTTACTATTACTTTATTAACTGTAATTCCAAAAGGTATAACAAAAGATGCTAGGTTTCATTCTGTGTTTACATTGCTTGTATTTCTATTAGTTGATGCACCAGTAGTAGGGTAATTCGGGAGAGGTACAGCAGTCAAACAAGTAGGAGCAGAGATAGTCTCTATTTTATCATAAATAGCATTCTTTGTTGGTACTTCTGCACTTCCGTTCCAGCCACTTCCGTAGGCTTCATCTGGTACGGAAATATCTGCAAGGAAAGTTCCACCATCTGTTAAGTTAGCGAGAGTTTTACCCTCTACTGCTACTACTCCAGCAGAGACACGAGAGATAGTTGTATCAGCGTTACCAACATCTAGTGTAGATACACTAAATGCTTGTCATGTACTTCCAGCTATTGCAGCAAATGTAGAAGAAAGAGAAGTACCGCCAACTGTTGGCATATTTGTACTTTCAATGTCAGTAAACCAGCCTTTAGTGACTCGAGTTGCAGTAGCTCCTATGTTTTTAACAAATATATTAAGCCACTTTTTAACAGTAGTACCCAAGTCATCAGTTTCGTCTGTATCGGAAACAAGAGACGTATTTATTGCTACACTTGCGAGATTGTCGAGAGCTGTTGTAGCACCAGAACTACCAGAAGCGTTAATAGTAATTGAGTCTGTTGATGCGTCTGTTGTAATAGTGACGTTTGTACCAGCTACAAGAGTTAGAGTATCAGAAGTAGAGTCAGCTACTACGTTAGATTGCCCTGATACTGCAATAGTAGAGAATAGATTTTGGTCTCCTGTGTTCGTTCCGCTTGATGTACCAGAGAAAGTACCTGATTGAGTTGCGAGAGAACCGAGACCGAGATTAGTTCTTGCTGTTGCAGCGTTTGTTAAATCGGAGAGATTATTTGCTTTTACCATTAAACCAGAGAGGTCTTGGTCTCCTGTATTTGTACCGCTAGTATTTGCAAGACGAGTAATATCGGTGTCGTTTGTGTATCTATTTGTTGCTGTGTCGGCAATGTCGTCAGTATCGAGAACTACTACGCCTGTTTGTCAGTTTACAGAGTCTACTGCACCACCGCCTGTATCATCAGCCCATTCTGTATGATAATCACGACTACTAGATTTAATGAGTTTTTGTCATGTTGTACCTCATCGTGGTACACCTACTCAGTTACTTCCTTGAGGTCAAGTAAGAACTTGTTTTTCATAAGGCGTTAAATCAGAAAATGTCATTTTCTCTCCTTTCGGTCATCTTAGTCATTGTTTTCAGTCTTTTCCATTTTTAGGTTTTGGTATCCTTTTTACTACTTCTTCTACTATCATTTGCTCATCTGGCAAAAGAGGTGATATTTTTTCTATTATATCTTCTTCTTTTGGTACTAGAGGTCAAATAAGTTGTAAAAGCTCGTATTGTGTTGGTGTTTTTCCATCCTTACCATTTTCTCAATTTTTAACAAGAGGTTTTATAAGAGACAAAAGTTCTTCTTTACTAGGCGTTTTCCCATCTTCCCCTTTCGGTCATGGTATAAGTCTAGCACCAGAAGTATGCTTTTCTAGCTCTACTTCTATTTCAATAGGGTTAATTTCAACATCGAGTTTTTTCATTATTTAATTGTTACTGGAATTTCAGAAAGCGTAAAACGTTTATCTCCATCAAGAGATTTTACATAAAGCGTATACTGTCATCTTTCCTCTATTTCTTCTAATTCCACTTCTACTTGAGAGTCTTTTCAAGAACCCTCTGGTAGTATTTGCACAAATTCAGCATCTTCATCATCTTCTCAATCCTTTTTTAAAATAAGAACAATAGTTGTATTACTCAAATCTACTGGTTTTCCTTTTTCAGAAAATTTCAGCATTGCTTTATACGAGTCTCATTTGTTTATAGTAATAGAAGGAATAATCATACTAACTAATTATTTCGTAAATATAATCTATACTTAATGATGAGTTGCCACCACCTCAAGCAGTCCAAGTAATTGTAACATTTGTAGAATCCCAACTTACAACTCATTTTACATATTTAGTGAGACCTGAGCCAGAAGTAGAAGCGTATGAAATCCAAACAGCAGCAGTTGAGTCTTTATCTGTACCTCATGTTGCACCATTAGTATCATGCCATCTAAACACACTTTTATTGTTAGTTCCATCGTAAGAACCATTACTCACAACACCAACTGTACCAGCTCATCATATACCTGATATTTTAAATAATTTTGGAGTTCTTCCAAATCCGTGAGCTATTGTAGTAGTAGTCGTAGAGTTTGCATTTTGTGTAAAGTTACCGCAAAGATATTTAGGCAGGTGTGCTGGTGGAACAAATTTATTTGTAGCTGTACCTGTTGTAGATTCTGCTTGTGAAGCTCTATAAACATTTATTTTTTGTTTTCTATTAGCACTTGCTGAGTTGTCATAAGCGAGAACAAAATCCGCATCCATATCTCAGGATGTGTCTTCAGTAAGACCATTTACGGAAACAGCTCATAGAGAAGTACCATCAGCACGCTGATATGCAAGACATTTCCAGTTACCAGAACCGAGAGAACGAATTATTGCTGTATCTCATGCAGCAGTAGTTATATTAGAGCCAGCATTTGGTAAGATAAGAGAAGTTGCGTTGTGAGTGAGTGTAAGAATACCAGAAAATGTCAGTTTCATAACTGTACCAGCTTGAACAGTACCAAAACCTGTAATAGTTGTAGTTCCTGTAATCGTGACAGAGTTACCAGTTGCAGCAGAAAGGTCAGTAGTAGTTGCACTCGCTATATCAGCTCCTTGTGCTTCTTTAAAAAGACCTGTCATATTGTCACCAGCTTTTGAAACTTTGAGAGCAAGACCATTTGTAAGAGCTGTATCTTGAGTCTGATTGAGAGATATAATCTTATTACTTGAATACGTTGTAGTATCACTTGCAGAACTATCTACAATCAATCCATCACCTATATCTGCTGTGATAGAGCCGATAGTAATTTTTTTCATTTCATTACTATCCTGTGAGTCTGCGATAATTAAGAGGTCTGCATCTACTGGGTTTGACTTGAGTGTAAAGTCTGTTGGAAATTCTTTATTTACCATATTATGTCCAAGAAGTAGTTAAAACTTGGTCGTTACTTCGACCTGTTATTTGAGCTAAATTTATATCCTGTACTAAATCTCCATTTACATCAGCAAGATTAAATGTAAATCTTCATCTGTACCATGTAGTTGTTGGGAGTGTTCTAGGCATAATTTAATTATAGACCTTTTTTATTTCTTGCTAGTTTTTTTCTTACCTGCTGCATTTAGAGCGATAGCAATTATCTGCTTCATAGGTCTAGCTTTACCGCCAGCACCTTTAGCTTTACCTTTCTTTAGGTTGTCTTTTTTGAGTTCTCGGACGTTTTTACCGATGTTTTTTCAGAGTGGCATAAAAAATAAATTATAAAATACCTATCCATTCTAAAAGTAGAACGAATAAGAAAAATGTAAGTATGGAAGTTATTATAATCATATTAGTTTGGTTGTAATGTATCTCATATTAGTTTATACCCTGCTTTTTTCGCTAAATCTTTGATACTTCTGATTCCAGCAGGTCAGGTAAATTGTAATCATTCTCACACTTTATACAATGTTTTCCCTCACACTGTTTTAATAGGAGTTGCAAGAGCATCGTAAATAGTAGAAAGTGCTGTACCAGTACCTCACCTTAGTCATCATTCTGTGATTCATTTAATTCCTATTTTCTCTAGCTCTTTTAGATTCGCATAGTCTCTATAGAGTTTTGAACTGTTCACCCCAAATTTACTTTTCAATGTATCGTGTACTGTATTTCTAAATACACTTGATAGCTCATTTTGTGCTACTGTAAGCTCTCTTGGAGTCTTGAGAACTCAGATATATTTCTTAGGTATTTTTCATACTATTGCCTGTTTTTCTAGGTCGAGATTTTTGAGTCATGTTGTACCTTTTAATCATTTCCCTAGTTCATCTATATTAGCGAGTATTTCTTTTTTCTGAGAAGTAGAATAAACGCTACTTTTAGATATGTTATCCTTTGCTTTTTTGATGAGAGTTTTGTAATCAAATTTAATTCATGCCTTTTCTGCTTTCTGGAAAGCGGGTTCTATCGTCTTTTTGAATATCTTTTGTGACTCTCTTACTCATTGTACGCCTATATCTTTTTCTCTTCATAAAATACCATACTCAAATGCTGTATCAGCACGAGTTATTGGCTGTTTAGTTTTACTTGCGGTTGCCTTGATAATTTGTGATGCTTCGTCTGCATTAGGCTTAATAGCTGTTTTATAGAGAGCCTTGCCAGCCTTAGATAAAACTGGTGCTCATGCTCCTATAACTCCTCATGCAATAGCTCATGCACCTAATTTACCACGAGAAGCTACATCTATCGCTCCTCATTGTAAAGCACCCTCTAAAGCTCACAAACCTATTTTTCAGGCTGTTTTTGCTGCTTTATTAGCTATGCCACCAACGGGAGCAGTGAGTGCTACTTGTCCAGCAAATTGTCCAGCCTTAGAATATATAGATTGTGGATTTAGTCCTCATAATGTTTGTGTAGTAGATTCTATTCAGGAGGCTAATTTCTCAGCTCAAGAACTAATCTTCTGTGCTAAAGGATTTAACAAATCAGATACTGGAGTACCTTGACCTGTTAATTTAGTTGCTAGATTTGGGATATTAGAAGCCTGTCTAGTAGCAAAAGAAGCAAAATTTCCTAATCATCTTATAGCTCAAGTAGTTCATCCTTGTATAGTTTCTGCTACTTTTTGTAAGTTTCATTTTGCAGTTCAGGCAATAACATCAGCCATGCTTTTAGGTTTAGCTGGAGCTTCTTGAATATTGCCTTCGACATCAATCTCTCAAGCTCTGAATTTAGGGAGAATTTCAGCTTCAAACCTAGTCCTATCGTATCAATTCGCTTTTGCTGTTTGTGCTAGTTGTGCTTCTTCTTGTGTATACATTATTGCCATATAGTATCAGGGTTAACAGTAGAAGTTTGTGTCTGTGATTGTTGGAATATATTTTTCTTTCCTGTTGGTGCAGGAGTTTGTTGTTTCTCCCCCCAAATTGTATTAAATAGGTCATCCCCGTAAGCATTTTGTAAGTAAGAGTTCTTTAATGCTCTTCGAGAGTCTAGGAGACCATCGAGACCAGCTACATTTAAATCGTATGATTTTCCAGCAGAAGGGAAAATAGAATCGTAGAACTTTTCTTCAAATTCTGTAAGAGCAGCACCAGACCTAGCGCGTCTAAGAGCATCTAATTGGTCTCTTAGTGTTACACCAAGTTTAGCTATTTCTGGGTCTCATACTTTACCGAATTTATTAGCAATATCTTCGTATTTACCTTTTAATAGACCTGTATTAACTCATTTAGCCTTTAAGTTATCGAGAGTTTGTCTTACTTTTTCAAGTGAAGATACAAGTGTTCTAGTCTGTTGGTATGCTGTCTTTTCTGGTGCGCCTTCTATATTATTAGAAGCGAGGTTTTCAAGTTTAGTTTTAACTTGTTCTGGTTTACCTCATTGGATTAAATCTTGTAATACTTTCTGTTCTTGTTTTTGGAGAGTAGGTTTATCGAAAGCGAGAACATTAAACGCTTGTAGGTAAGGGTCTGATTTCTGTGCTTGTTGTTGACCTAATATTCTATACATTCCAGGGCTTTCTCTCTTTAATTGTGCCATTTGCACACTTCTAAGTTGTTCTGGTGAAAGTTCAGATACTTTTGTTCCTGCATTTATTTTTACCTCAGCAGATATTTGATTTCCATATCATTTTTCTGTACTTCCAGTATTCCATCTATTGAGAGCCTGACCAAGTGTTAAGTTAGTGTAGCTTGGAGAAGACCATAATAAATCATAGGCTTTAAATCCTTCTTCAATAGTAGGGAAAGAAAAATAACTTCCACCTTCGTTCGCTGGTCTATTAGTTCCTTTCTCGAAAGCAATACCAGCTTGTTGTAAACGATTTGCAAAAGAATCATTCCAAGTAATTCCTGCTGGATTGTTGTTTTTTAAGCTAGCTTCACGAGGAAATTGACTAGCGTATTGTCTTAAGTCTCCACCTCATACAAAATTACTACCTTCTGGCACTTGTTTAATTTGTCCATCTTGTATGTAATAATCTCAAGGTTTTAGCCCTGTTGTGATTTTATCCTCTTTTGGTTGGTTCTTCACAGCATTAGCATATTCACCGAGTAATTCGTCATAAGTTTCACCGACTGGAGTAACACCGAGTTTAGCGATAGCTTCTTTGACGTTATCGAGTCTTTCTTGTTCGAGTTGTGCTACTTTTGCTTTGTCTGTTTTTTCTGCTCTTGCGATTTCGTCAGCAAGTTTCTTGTCAGCTCTTGCGAAGTCTTCTTGTCGGATTTCTTCGTCTCTCAAAGTTCCATAAAGTTCTATCATTCTTTGATTTTTTTGTTTTCTTTCCTCTTGCTTCATGTCGAATACGTCTTTATTCTCCTCGAAAATTCTAGTCATTTCTGCTTGTGCGTTTTGTTGAAGTTGAGAGAGGTATTGTCCCTGTTCGATAAGTGGTCGAGCTTCACGAGCGATAGCGCTTGCGATGAGTGATTCAGGAGTTCCTGCACTATATTTCTTTCGTACATCTTCACGGAGTTTTGTAATGTTATTATTATTATCCGCTATTTGCTGATTTATTCCGTTGAGAGTTTGAATAGAGTTTTGGTACGCTGGATTGTTGATAACTGTGTTTTGATATTCACTTGCAACGTCTGTGTCCATACTCTTTGTAAAAAAGCTCACCAGTTGCTCGAGAGCGTTGCTTGGCTTAGGAGTTATCGTTTCTCATACTATCGCTTGTCCTAGAGTCTTTATTGTGTCAGTTTTTTCTTTTTCTGCTTTTATGAGATTATATTCTTCTAAAACACGAGGATTTCGAGTGGTTAAGTCAGTAAATTCTTTTGTTCAAGGAAGAATAGAGCCACCTTGTACTGCATCGTAAAGACTTTTTCCAGTAGAATATATAGAAAGATTAGAATTGAGTTTATTTATTGCGTTTGTTTGTAATTTTTGTTGTTCAGGTGTGAGAGTTCACATTCCTGTAACATTTGGAGAAAGTATATCTTTTTCTACTGTTGCAGTTGGTGTTGTTTGTGTTTTAATTTGTGTTGATTCTACTTGTTTTTCAACAGGAGCTGGTGCAGTTGGAGCAGTTGGAGTTGTAGGAGCAGTCGGTACAACTGGTTGAGGTGAAGGAGTTGTAGTAGGTGCAGGTTGTTGGTCTATAACTTTCCAACCTTTTGCAGTCAATTCAGTTCTCTGTTCTTCTGTAATAGGTTTGAGTGGGTCTACTCAAATAGTTTTATTTGCTCGGTCTACTGTATAACCCATATCACGAGCTTGTTTTTGTACTGTGAGATTATCTTGTATTTGTTTATATTGGTCGATAACTGCCATATTATGAGTAGCAAGTAAAATAAATATTTTTAGTTCATCCTGAGAAAGATGAAACTGTTATTGTAAATCAATTATAGAGTCTTTTTGCAGGGACTACAACCATAGATGAAAGGTTTACAAGATTGGTAGACTCACTCGTATTAAATGCGCCCAGATTATTATACTTTCTTATTGAAAAAGACAAAGTGAAATCAGAACTTCCATCACTACATTCTGTTGAGTCTTGGCAAGATGCTAAAATGACTTTAGGAGCAAATCAGCAAGCAACTGTATAAGTACCATTTCAAGTAATGATTGCCTTGATAGTTTTTCATCGCAAATATATACCTTTAATAGCAAGTTCTTCGTTGAGTCATTCTTGTTTGTTGAAATCTGGTATTTTGGTATTTATTTCTTCCATTAGATTTGGTTTTTAGTAAATCGAATATCAGCGTTTATAATTTTTTCTCATGTTGCATTGAGTTTAAACATAAGAGCAATTTTTCTGAACACACTTTTAAAATCGAGAGTTTTATTTTCTATTTCCGTTTGGTCTAACGTGTCTATTTGTTCAAACGTTCATCAATCTACACTCGCCCATAGTGTAGCAGTTGTACCTTCTTTCCCTATTCGTATTTCATTCATTTGTTTTTCGAGAGAGAAATCCCCAAAATCATTTTCAGGAGTTATATAGACAGCTTCATAGCATGTATCTTGGCTTGTTACATCAATAGTTCCAACGTAGTTTTTAGCAGCAGAAGTATAGGCAACATAAATTTTATTCTTCTCAGCGTAAATAGCAGAGAAATTAGTTATTGCGACACCTATCTCATTGTGTACAGGTCAGTAACTAAAAGCCATAGGCAATCACTCCATCTTCTTTCCGTAAATAAGAAAACGAGGAGCATTTTTGTCTATTGTATAGACTCTTCCATTTGCTACTGAAAGTGTTGTTGCGTTGTATGCACTTTTAAATGTAAATTTGTTTGGATATGCTGAATAATGAGAAATGGTTTCAGAATATGTATTTTCACACACTTTTCTATACTCTAGTCAAGAGCATATATACATCTCATCTGTATCTGTGATGACATAATCTACTATACCATCGCTCTTGACTCCATTTACTATAAAAGGAAGTGTTTGAGAATAAGATACTGTTTTTGTACCTATATCTACAATAGATATGAGATAATCTGTATAAATTCTAAGATTAGACCCTTGAATAGAAACAGCTTTTACATCTCTTGAAAAATCAGTAGAGAAGAGTGTCTGTAATGTAGCAGTAGAGTCTATGTAATAAACATTTTTATTGTTTGGGAAATACATTTCTCATCCCTGATAAATAGCAGGATGCTGATAAAACCAACCAACAGGTATAGATACAGTAGATGGTGATGTTAATGTACCTCCACTCGGAGTATATTTTATAATGTCTCAAGCACTAAATACATAAAATTTACCAAGAAATAGAACTGCATCTATTATTGGAGTAATTGTTCCTATATCTGCTATTTGAGTTCCTGTTAAATCACGCACTTTTCCATCAGCAGTACCACACCAAACATCTGTTCAGTACGCATTTGGAAAAATAGAAGTAATTTCATAGTTTCCAGTATATATAGAGTTGTCAAAATCTTCTACAATAGGTGGCATTGCCTTTAATTCTCAAGGACTACGAGTTACATCAAAACCATGAGCATAGATACATTGTCATTTTCCTAGAAATTGGTCATCTTGACTCATACCACCAGAGAATTGATTGAGTACATTTACCATTGTATAGCTGTAAGATTAGGTAAATCTTGCTCCATAGGAACAAGAGTACGATTTTTTAGATATTCAATAAGTCTTTGCTTTCCAAGTTCAAAATCTTTATCTCCATTCTGTGATATTCCTGTGCCATCTAAGCTACGAGAATTGTTTATGTAGCGTTTCATACCTAGACCTATGACAAAATGGAAATTGCGAGGGATTTTTACAGTTGCTTCAGCGCCTCAAGACAATAAATCAACGAGGTTTATAGAAGCATGAACACGGAGACCATTATCTACTGTCTCCAAAGGATAAGGATATATAAAAAGAGAGTTATCCTTGACTGTATAAAAAGGAGCAGTATTCGGTTGATTTTCCTGCAAGTATTCTTCTGTATTTGAAAGTGAACCAGTACCAAACGGAGCGATAGGTTTAAAATCTGTTTCGTTTGCTGTGTATTTTGCTCCTACTGAAAGTATTTTATTTATTCCTATGTTTGTACCGCTTTGCTCCTCTAGGACATATTCATTTTGATTAGCAACAAAATCAGTTGTAAAGTAATCATAAAAATAGTCTTCGTTTACATCATTTCGTATACATTCTTCTAGTTCGTGGTAAACTATATTAGCAAATATAAGAGCGTTACTTGTGCCAACTTGTGCAAGTGTTGTACCAGCATTTTGGCAACCAAAGGTAAGTATTTCAGTTACATTCATAGGAAAAAGGTAAAGCCCCTGTATTTCAAGGGGCTATAAATTTACGCTTGGAGAACGTTACCTCGTGGGAAAACACGAGCGTAAACAGTCATAGAAGCGAGGTCTACACCTGCTCCTGTACTATTAGAGAGTACAGCGGTAACAGTATTTGTAGCAGTAACAGTAGCAGTTAATTGGAGGTCTGTTACATCAATAGAAGGAGAGATGAGTACGAAGTCACCAAGTGCAGCACCTGTTACAGTGATGTCCTTAGCTTCCATATCGCCATCTGCGATTGAAGCAGCATCCCAAGTAGCAGAACCATCAAGAGGAACGAGAGCGCCAAATAGGTCGCGGTAATCGTCATTGCGGGTATTGTCAGAAATATCAACAGTAGCCATAAGAAAAAAGATTAAAATATAAGTACCCCCTATATTTCAAGGGGGTTTAATTATTAGCTGTTAGAACCAAGAGTAGAATAAGACTCAAATCGAACGAGAGCATTCTCACGAAGGATTGTAGCACCTACACGGAACTTGACACCAGCAGAAGCACGCTGATTGAGTGGGTCTTCAGTACCACCAGAACCAAGAGGCTTGAAGATAGACTGAGGCTCACCATCACGAACTACACCGAACGCATCCTTACCAAAGAAGTAAGTAGGGTATACATCAATAGTACCAGTAGAACCAGAACCATTAGAAGCATTAGCGTAGAATTGGATATTTGGAGATACAACGATACGAACACCAGAGAGAGCGCCGATTTCACCTTTGAAGATTTTTTCAGGTGTAACATATTTGTTAGCATCGAGCCATGCACCAGTACCAGTTTCAATACGGAGGTCGTGGAGAACGTGAGGGTGGATAACTCCCATGAACATACCAGCATCGTAAGGTTTAGCATTGTTCGCAAGGAGGATAGCTTGAGCCTTAGAGATGTTAGAAGCAGAGAGAGTATCGTTTGAAGATACATTGTTTCGAGCAGTAGCATCACCAGAGTAGTAAACGTTTGTACCTGCATCAATAACATCCTGAACGAGAATATCTGCAACAGCAGCAACGTTCATAGCAATGTCAGAGAGAGCATTTGCGATTACTTCAACTGGAGAGTCAGAAAGAACTACATCAGAGATATAGATGTGCTCACCGATTTGAGTAAGAGACACTTCTTGCTGTTCCATTGCCCAGCTACCTTCATTAGGTGTAGTACCTTCTGAAAGAGTAAGCCCAGCAACTGTACCAACAGTTTTTGTAGCGAGAGAGAATACATACTTGTTTTGTCCTTTAGGGAGTGTTTTTTGTGTACCAGCTCCGAGGATGTATGTATTTGGGAGGAGTGCTTCTAAGACAACTTTGTCAAAGTAGCGAGATAGGGCGGTAGAGTCACCACCAGAGTAAATGTTTGAGGTTAATTTTGTCATAAGATAAGATAAAAGATTTTTACCTCTATCTTATCGACTAGTTATCCCATTAAGTTAGCGTAATCTTTTTCGGCAGCTTTTCGGAGAGAATCCATATCATTAAGATTTATATTGCCACCGACTTGTTCAGAAAAAGATTTGTCACCGACAGCAGGAGCTGTTCTTCATTGAGTCTTTTGTGCATAATTGCCAGAGTCAACGAGTTCAGCCAACCGAGCAGGGTCTTTATCAGCTAAAACATAACGGAAAGCCTGTTCGAGTCAGATAGTAGGATTTTTAGCTCGAAAGTCTTTAATCTCCGTTTCGTACTCCTCAGCTTCAGGAGACTTACGCAAGAACTTATTGAATTCGAGTTCGGCTTCGAGTTGAGGTACTTTTGCAAGTGCTTCTCTAGCCTTTTTGTTTTCCTCTCTGCGTTTCTCTTTAAATGCTTGTGCTTGAGGAGTTAATTCCTGAGCATCTTCATCGTGAGAATCAGATTCGAGGTTTTCTTGAGACGATTCTACGGTTGTCTCTTCCGTTTCGAGGTTTAATATGTTGTCCTCAGCAACTGTTGTGTCTTGTTCAGACATAGTATCAAAATTAGGAATTATTGTGCAGTCCTTACTGCTATATATAAGTTTACACAGTTTTTGTAGTGTGCAAATTTATTTTTGTGGTTTGAGTAATTCAATCAAAGTTTGTGGTTTTTCTATCATTGCTCTCAGCACATTTACTTGAGAGGCATAAATTGATTTAACTGAATGAGTGGGAATATCAGGAGTGTTTATATCGTGTATAAACTTCTCATTTTGGTTGATGATTTCTTGGAAGTCTTCAATTAAATATTGCCATCAAGGCATTCAAGTTAATGCCTCGATTTCTTGTGAGCGTATTTGTTCTGGTGTGAGTTCCATTAAATAACGAGTTCTTTTAAGTCTGTATTGATTTCAAAAGTATCCTCAGGTTTAAGAGCAAGGATAGATTGTAAAAATTCAATCTGTGATTTATAGTATTCAGCGTTACGAAGTCTTTTAACTTGGTTTTCTTTCAATTCTTCAACGTTTTTAATGAGTGCTTGCTGCTTTTCAGGGTCTTCTGCTTTAGAATACTCTTCTTGATTGTTTTGTACGAGCCAATCGGTAGAAAGATTATTAGATGAGTAAAGAGTATCGAGATACTTTACCTGCATTTCTAAAAGTTTGTTTACAATAACGTCATCACTAAGAAGA